CTGGTGTTGTTGCTGACCAACGGTTTGATACTGATAAGTATCAGTTTCAGAGCCCTTGGTCTTATCAACTTGAAGTGGCATTTCCGTATGCAGACTTCGCTGTTGCGAACTATGCATGCGTCGATGTTATTCCTATCCATGAAGATGCTAGCTACCATGCTAGCGCTCGTTTGATTGCTGTTCCAAAGACGATTAGTAAGCCACGGCTTATTGCCAGTGAGCCTACTTCTCATCAGTGGTGTCAGCAGTCAATTCGTGACTTCATGTATAGTAGGGTCAAAGAGACATTTCTTGGTAAGTTCATCAAATTTGATGACCAAACCATCAATGCTGCTTTGGCTCTTCAAGCCTCCTCATCGCGCTCTCTGGCTACAGTCGATCTCTCGGCTGCGTCAGATCGCTTATCCTGTTGGGTTGTCGAGCGCCTCTTCAGGCAGTCGCCATCCCTCTTAACCGCTATGAAGGCCAGTAGGTCTTCAACGGTCGAGCAGGATATTTGTTCGGGTCACTCTCGCATTATCTATTTGCGAAAGTACTCGTCGATGGGTAACGCAACAACCTTTCCTGTGGAATCTGTTTCGTTCCTGATCATGGCTTTGGCCGCTTGCCTTCGGGCACGTGGCCTTCGACCATCGATCAAGAATATTCGATCCTTCAAGGATAAGGTCCACGTCTTTGGTGATGACGTTGTCATCCCCACTGACGCACTGGTGTACTTTGAGGCACTTCTTCATAGCCTTCATCTGAAGGTTAACATCGACAAGACCTTTAATGGCATTGCCTTTAGAGAGTCTTGTGGTGTTGACGCTTGCTTAGGTCAAGACGTGACTTCGGCAAACGTCCTGGATGTGCCCCGTAGAACCGGACCTGGGTCCGTGGTTTCTAGTGTTGATACGGCTAATAACTTCTTTCAAAGAGGTTACTACTCCGTATCTCGCTATATCCAAAGGACAGTCAATAGTCTAGGGTATAAGATTCCCTACACTGAAGACGGATCCGGGTTGTTTGGCTGGCAATCGTTTGAAGACCGCAATTCTCACCTAAAGCTTAGGTGGAATCGTGACCTTCAGCGAGTTGAGATGAAGTGTCATGGCATCACTGTCAAGACATTTCGTCGAGTCAGCCAAACGCACTCCTCGTTACTTCAGTTCTTTACTGAAGCTGCTAAAATGGTTACCAGTAGTACTAGTACTATTGGTTACCAAACGAGGAGACCTAAGGCGTCGTTAAACCTTAGGTGGGTCCCATTCTCTCCTGGCCATCTCTCTTTTGAGAGGTTGCCTTAAGTTAATGGGCGAGGGC